GGGCGATATAGTTTCGTTAAACTCTGCTATTAATTTCATTTACTATTTCCTCTATATTTACACCAAATTCTTCACCCATATTTTTCATAATTTGTTTGATGTCTTTAAACTCTTTCTTCGCAGTCTTGAGGTCTTTATACGGAGCATCTCCTGTAAAATTTTCCCCATTAACAAATGCGTGTACTTTATTCTTATGCATTGCATATACTATGTCGACATTCTTACCACTTACTTTGACATTGTCTCTATCGACCTCTTTATGTCCTGTAGGAAGTTTAAACTTTGCCTCGTTCAACTCCTCTACCATAGTGGTAAAACTCTTCATATTAACCTTCTGTTGCTTCTTCTTGCTCAACACTTGACCATGTAGTCGAAGCTTCAACTCTTTTGAAGTCTACTGCTTGTGCAGCCTTTTCCTTGATACCTTGATTGATTAAGTCTTTTGCACTTTGCAATTCACCCTTCTCTATTGTATCAACTATTTCTCTCGCAATTTCACTCATTATTTGTCTCCAATTTCGTTTGAGTCGTAAAACCCGTCTCCGCCACCAGTGTCAGCACCGTCAGCCTTTTCTTGTTCGATTTGGGCATCAATTTCCTTAATGTCCTCTTCTGTTTGTCGCAAAATATACTTTCTAACGTACTCTTGACTGAAGTATTTTCCAACATATTCACTAGCAGTCTGAAGTGATTCCAATCTATCTCTAAGAACTTCTGCTTCTTTTAATTCTGTAAAGTGATTGTCTGCAGTATAATCGTATTGTAAAAAGTCTTTAAACTTATCAAACTCTTCTGCACTTACAATCTCTTTAAGAACCAATTGAGTTCTTAGTAAGTCTGTAAAACACCTCGCAAACTTCTTCTGAAGTCTGTTAGTGAACTTATTAAACTTAAGTTCGTCTCTAGAAATTTCTGAAGCACGACCCATATTAAATCCATTGTCCGCTTCCATTCTAGAACTTGGAACATTTAATGACTGATATAACTTCTTCTTGAAGTATTCTACATCGTCAATTTCTGCGAGGTTTTGTCCACCTGGCAAGGTTGTAATTTCCGTTCCTCTACCACCTTCTCTTCTTGGTAACCAAAAATCTTCCAACATACTCATATGTTTTCTATCATCTTTGATTTCACCAGTATCTGCATTATAAACAAGTTTATTTCTATACTTATTCATAACGTCTGCAAGATACTGTTCTGCCTTTGCTTTTGGTAAATTACCTACGTCAATGTAGAAAATTCTTCTTTCAGGTGCTCTAGATAATCTGTAAATTACTAGTGCATCTTCCATCATTGATAACTGATTCGCAGTCTTCAATGCCTTATGCAAATAACCAATAACTGCATTCTTGTTAAAATCTAACAATCCTGAAGTCGTATAACATACTGCTTCAGGTGCAATTTTGACTGTTGTACCTTCATTAGTACCAGTCTTATCGAAACCTTTGTCGTTAAAAATGTAGAACTCTTCCGTCTTTTTAACTACATCGACACCTTCTTTCTTGTCTTTCTTAGTCTCTATGTTTCTAACCTTCTTAATTTTAAGAGGGTCAACATTTCTGATGTCAACTAAACCAGCTTTGATTCGGTTGCTATCAACGACCTTATGGAAGTATATTCTTCCATCGATGTACCATTTTCGGAAAATTTCATGAGAGTTCTGATTGAACTTCATTAGTGCGAGGATTGTGTAAAACTCGTCTTGCATTTTTTTCTTAATGCTATCAGAGAGCTTCACATCTCTCAAGTCGAGTGTTACTATCCTATCGGCACTATCCGATGTGATACACTCATTAACTATATCTTCAATAGCCGCATCGCATTCGGGTACTAAGGAAGTTTCTCTGTATCTTCGAATGAGTTCAATCTCATTCTTGATACCACCTTCCATATCGACATAGGCACCATAAGCACCACCTGCGATATACCCTGCTTGTTGAGCGACAATAGGTGTCCCATCATCGTCAACTTGAGGAACAAAACTCTTCGCAGTTTTGACCTCTGAGGCTCTTAACTCGTCTTTCTTACGAGTGATTTCAAATCCAAATATATCCATACTATTATTTATACCACCTTAAAGAGAGTGATATTATTCACTGTTCTTTCTTAAAGAACTTAAATTACTCTTTCCCAGTGAGAATATGTGAATGTTACTTCAAATTCCTCTAAAACGTTTTCGGTTTCGTAACTTAATCCGATTGAACCGATGTCTTTAGGGAACATATTGAAGAACTCATATCTCGCAAGGACTGAGTCGTCTTTACCTAACTGTTCTACAAAACCTCTACTTAACAAGTAGTCTGTTGTCGCTAAACCTGTTGAAGTACCATGACCTTGTATCTCTTCTTGCCACTGTTCTAATGCAGTTCTAGAACTAAATTCATTATCGTTGATAATGGTAACAGTCCAATCTGCATAAGTCCTATCTCCAGCGAGTTTTAATATCATACCTTTGTAAGGTATTGGAGTCTCACCAAGAGTAGCAGCAGGTATTTGGGAAGCTTTTGCTAGAAACTCGATTTTGTTTCCTGCACGAGGAAGGAAAACTCTGAATCTATTCGCTCTAGGGCCACCACCGATTAATTGTGCTTTAAATTGGTCTATTGTTGACATTTATCTTACTCCTGTTAAACTGCTGAATAAATTTCTTCAAACTGTACACCACTTCTAGCGGCAACAAAGTTCAAAGTTATATAGTTAATCGAACGAGCAGGTTTAACAAAGATAGAACATACAAATTCGTTTCTATCCATGACTGAATCAGTGTTGTTTGTTTCATCACAAACCACTGAGAAGTCTACTAAACCTCTTCGGTTCTTCACATCTCTTAAGAAAGGTTCTATTGCAGCTCTGAATTGTGCTCTTGTGAATGCATCGTTGTATTCGAAGAGTTGTGCCTGAGCGGCAGTTGATATTGCCTTTTCTAAGACTATGAATAACCTTCTGACATTAATTCTATCAAATGCAGAAGGACTTGTTAATGCAGTCTTATCCCCAAATAGGATTGTACCTTGGCCTGGGAATGTTACGACTGGGTTGACTCTTGCACGATAAAGGTCGTCTCTACTTGCCTGTTTAGGGTTGTAGGCGATTTTAGTGATTCCGAGATATTGTCCTCTTGAGAAACCTGCAGGTGAAACCCATGCATCTCTCATTAAATCACTTCTTGCCATAATACCTGCAGTGTGTCCGTTTGCAGGAATCCAGCAGTACTTATCGTTAAATCTGTCGTATTGGTAGACCCAATTTGAGTCTAGTACTGCAAAAGAACTTGAAGTTGCAGTATTGCAGTCTGCTAATACGTTTGTTGTTTGTGTTGATTCACTAGATACACCAACTACTGATGTACGTCTTGGACTTGCAACAACCATACAATCTTTTCTTTTCTCTGCAAGTAAGATTGCCTGATTGACTTGAGTTGTCCAATCTGCAGGAATATCTTGGTCTGCACCTGAACCGTCATCAGTTCTTGTAGAACCTACGATTAAGAATGAGAAGTCTAGTGAGTTTGCATCTTCAAAATGGTCTGACCATGCAGACTGTTTTTGACCTGCAGTTCCAGTTCTACCATCAGCACCTCTTGCGAAAGAAGCGACCTCAGGGCCAGAAGGAGCACCAAATGGAGTACCTACTGAATCAGCGTGTGATTTCTCAACAGCCGCACCTGCGTGTGTTCCAGTTGAATGACTTCCCCAGTAAACATATTCTGATTTATCTTCTAAAACTTTTTTATAGTAGTTTGAACCACCTGTTGAATCTTTAGCGTCAGATGCAAGTGATAAGAAACCGAATGTTTCTAAAACTGTGTGTGCAGTACCTGTCCAACTTCCGTCTTCATCAGTAACTACAATGTGAATTTCGTCATTTGAACCACCAGCAGCTGTTGCTGATGCAGATTTGCCTGGAGCTTTTGCAAACAATCCGTAGTGTTCCCAATATCTATCGATATTATGTCCACTGTCAACTGCATGAGTTAATCCTGTTCCTGCAGGTTGGTCTAATGCTTCAATCGTAATTGTTGTTCCACTAGGAGCACTTAACACTCTATATTGAGTACTGTGCGTTTGTGGGAATGTTATTATATCTCTAATCGTAAATACGTTAGAGGCTGCTACTGTAATAGTTGTTTGTCCAATCGCTTCATTCGCACCTGCAGTAGTTACTGTGTCGTTGAAATATGCGTTTGCACTTGCACACGTTGATATTTTTAAGGAATTACCTTTAGAACCTGCGAATCTAGCGACGAATTTACCAACAGTTGCAGCTTGGCCACCAGCGCTGACATTATTAGTGTAGTCATCGTGATGTCTTACCAAGTAGTCTCCACTTCCACCACTTGTGTGAGCATTAAATAATCCTGTCGAATTAACTCTTACTACTCTTAATGATGAACCGTACTTTAGGAAAGATTCTGCTGTGTAAAAATCTTCAGCACCTGCATTTGTGTTTGCAGGAGTACCGAATGTGTCTACCAAACCCTTTGAATCTGAAACTGTTATTACTTCATCAACAGGGCCCCATTGAAATGAACCAGCGAATGCACCAGTTGTTGTTGAAACTGCTGGTACAACATTTGTTAAGTCAATCTCGTTGACCTGAACGCCTGGTGATACTTGAAATGCCATACTTTTCTCCTGTTAATGTAAAAAGTTATTGTTTACTGTTTTATTTATAACAATACAGTATCTAACGACACCGATTTACATTTTCTCTATTATTTATGTTCCTTTAACATACCACCTATCTCCTTCGTCATCAACGAATGATGTAGCTTCGGGTGTCTGATTTCCAGTTCCAAAGATACCTGCAGGTAGTAGGTCGTTTTCTATTAATTTTTGCTGTTCTGCGTATAAAAGGTCTTTAATTTGATGATTAGTTACATGATGAAAGTATTCCGTTGTTACAAACCAACTGAATAATACACAATTCATCACTAAATCATCATGATACCCTTTTGCCGCTTCAAACGACATACCTTTATTTATGAATGTCATAAGTTCAGTAATAGTGTTCCTATCACATAAAGTAAGTCTATTTTCCTCTAATAACTCTTTAAGAGTAGAACAACCTATTCTTTTAATTTTCTTGTTCATGGTTACACCAATATCTTCAGTTTTGGTCATACCTTGAACAAACACGTTATCATATTCTATATCGAAGTGTAGTTGTGTTGCCACCATACCACCTTCTGCATTATTCTCAATAATTACTAATGCGTTATTATAAGCACTTGCATACTTATTTATAATATCAGGAAACAGCATAGGACTTATCATACTGTTTCTATATGTTGCGACCTGTTCAAAAGGTTGTGTTGAAATATCAAATATGGTAAAGGTAGAATAGTCCATACCCCTTCCCTTTGCAACGTCAACCGTACAAACGTATGTGTGGTCTTCTTCAGGTTGTTTATACATGGAGAAGTCTTCCTTACCCCATTCTGCATCTAATGCTCTCATACCCAACAAACAGTTAGAACTGATAAGTGTGTTACCCGTTCCTAAGAATGAATTACCATACTCTTGTTCAAACTGAGTTTCCGAAGTGTTTGCAATGGTTTCTTTCTTCCACTTTGCATCTCGGCCTGGAACATCGTCCCAATTAATTGTGAAAGATTTATACTCTGATTTTTCATGAACTGCACTTTCATATATCTTATAGAACATATTACCAACACCATTCGCAGTAGAAGTAATAATAACCTTAGATTCTTTACCTGATGTTACCACTGGATATGTCGCAGTATAGAACTCTTCTGCATTTTCCACGAATGCAAACTCGTCTAGGTATAGAAGGTTAATTGAAAGACCACGAATAGAACTTGAACTTGTTGCAGCTGCGACTAGTTTACTATCATTCGCAAATTCTATGTTACCTTTGTTTAGAATCTTAACACCTGGCTGTAAAAAGAATGGAACAGACTCTAACATTGTTACGATACGGGCAACCATTTCTCTTGCGATTGCACCTTTGTTTGCAAGTATAGCAACAGTAACTTCGGGGTGAAAAAGTAAGTACCATATTAAATATGCACAAGAAGTGATTGATTTACCCGACTGTCTACTCGCAAGAACTACGTTGAATCTATTCTCATCGTAGTGTTTAATTAGTTTATCTTGGTATCCACGCAACTTAAAGGGAATCATACCTTCGTCAAGAGATATGATTTGGGTGTAGTTCTCAATAAAGTGTACTGGGTCTTTGGAACACTTAATGTATTCACTTAACTCTTCTTCTGTATACTGAATGTCTACTCCAGCCTTTTTAATTAGGGTATTACCAAGATACCCCTCATTTTTCGCATCAGTCATTAGTCTTTATTTTTCTTCAAGTATTTTTGCAAGTCCGAAGTACTTCCCACATATAAGTGATTGTGTTGTGTTTTTAGATTTGGGTTTTCGTTTTCTAGGTCTTTTACTTTCTTTTGTAAGTCTAGAAGTTTTTCTGCAGTATCACCAACTGTCTTTATAAGTTGTCCTGCGACCTCATATGCACGAGGGTGTTCTGTTTCTTTACATAGGTCTAATATACCATCTATTGCATCTTGTCCCCGTTCTACGAGGTGATAGAGGGTCTCACGACCATATTTGTA